GGTTCTGCTAACTCAAACAGATACTACCAAAGAGTTAAAGTTACTAACTTGATGTAATATTTGTTGAGTTTTCAACAGACTTAAAAGGGCGGCTCTAATCAGTCGCCCTTTTTTTTGGCCTTCCTCCGAAATGGATAAATATAAGTATGACAACAACAAATGCATACGACAGACAACCTACAAAGTTTGATTACGCCTCACCTACTCAGTTTAAGTTTCAACTTGCGAAACTGCCTAAAGTGGAGTATTTCACAACTGCTTGTAATATACCAGGGATTTCTCTCGGCACCACTCTCCAACCGACTCCGTTGGCGGACATACCACTTCCAGGTGACACCTTGTCTTTTGGTGATTTAGAGATTACATTTCTAGTAGATGAAAATTTAGAAAACTATAGAGAGATACATGGTTGGATGTATGGTATTGGATTTCCAAAAGCAAGAACACAATTTGCTGAATTGGTAAGTGCAAATAAAGATAGATTTCCTACAAGTGGTAAAGATAGTTTAGTTACAGACGCAGGTAAGGTAAAATATGGTGCAACACCATTAGGACCTATCTTTTCAGACGCAACACTAAATGTTTTGTCAAGTAAAAATAACACAAATATAGAAGTAAGATTTAATGATGTTTTTCCAACAACATTGTCTGGACTAAACTTTAACCAACAGGCTGATGATGTTAATTATCTATCGGCAACTGTTTCATTTAAATACAAAATATATGAATTTGCTTTAAAAAGTGCAAGTAATACAACGAATACAGTCACCTAAGGCTTTACATTTATATAATATTATGATAGGATACCTTTATTATGGATTTAGAAAAACTACAAGAACAAGCTGATTTGGATTTAAAAATAAACGATACTGAACTTGATTTAGAATCGCTTAAAACTCCACAGTTACACAACAAATATTTAAAACACTTAACTAAGTTTAAGTTAATGCTTAGTCGAGCTGAGGGTGATTTATATAATACCAAAAGGAAACTTTGGGAATATTATACTGGCAAAGCAGACGCTTCAGTATATGCACAGAGACCTTTTAACTTCAAACTATTAAGAGCTGATGTCGACCAATATATTCTTTCAGATGAAGAGTATATTAAAGCAAAACAAAAAGTAGATTACTTAAATGCTTGTGTTGATTTCTTAGATAGAACAATTAGACAAATCACTAATAGAACTTTTACAATCAAAAATGCAATTGATTGGCGTAGATTTACTAGTGGTGCTGTGTAATGAAACACGATAAATTATTTTCAACACATGTTTATCTTTTTGACAAAGTAATAGATGATAATAGTTTATTACAAATAAGAAAAGATATCACTTCATCATATAATCAAACTACAAAAAATTGGCAAAGTAAAGCTAATTTACACAGAAATGTATTATATGATAAACTTACTCATAAGGTGGTAGAAAATACAAAAAAAGTTTTTGATAGTTTACATTTCGAGTATCATGGTTTTAATATTACTGATATGTGGTCAAATGTTTTAAAACCAGGCGAAACACATAGACCTCACACACACTCTAATAATATTTTAAGTGGTGTTTTTTATGTAGAGGCCGAACAAACATCTGGTATTATCTTTACAGACCCTAGACCACAAGCTGGTGTTATACAACCACATGTAACAAAACAAGTTATAGATAATGCAAATAAAATTAAATATGATTCAGCAACCAATAGAATGATATTATTCCCATCTTGGTTACAACACTATGTACCAATCAATGAAAAAAAGTCTAATAGAATTAGTATTGCCTTTAATATAATGTTAAAAGGTAAAGTTGGTTCTTCCGAAGAATATCAATCAGCAGAGTTTTAATATGAAGATATCAGATTATATTCACACATACAATCAAGTTATCTCTAATGACTTGGCAAATAATGTAATAACTCATTATCATACAAATGGTAAATGGAATCAATCATCATTTTCTACTAATACAGATATATCTCCTAAAACTAATACTAGAGTTGATATGAAAGAATATTGGATTAATAAACAAGATAAGTTTTACGAAGAATTAAAAACTGGATTTAGAGGTATGGTTGATGATTATATTAAAACACATACTAAAATAGTACCACAAAGTTTTACACCATTTAGAATGAATCATTATGCTGAAGGTGGTTTTATGCAAAATCATATAGACAATATACACCATTCACATGGTCAACAGTATGGTTATCCACATGTAACAGCATTAATATTTTTACAAACTGCTGAAGAGGGTGGAGAAATTGTATTCTGTGACGGCGAATATATACCAGAACAAACAAAGGCTTCAGGTGTTGTTTTTCCTAGTAATTTTATGTTCTCACATGAAGTTAAGAAAGTAATTAAAGGTAATAGGTATTCACTTATGACATGGATTTTATAAATGAGTTTAACAAGATATTTAATTATAGATAAAAAAGATGATGTCTATTTAAAGATTGAAGCTGATGAGGACATAAGAAGAGAACTTGGCCAATTCTTTACCTTTGAGGTACCTGGTTTTAAGTTTATGCCTCAGTTTAGAAACAGAGTATGGGACGGAAAGATTAGATTGTTCTCATATCAAACAGGTCAAATTTATGTTGGTCTATACCCCTATATATTAAAATGGTGTGAAGATAACAAGGTTCATGTTGTTGACGGCACTAAAATACAAGATACAAAAGTTGACGAAGCAAAGGTAGATAAGTTTATTGAAGCTTTAAAAATACCTTTTACTGTTCGTGACTATCAAAAGGAGGCATTTATATATGCAGTTAGAAAAAATAGAACTTTATTACTTTCACCCACAGCTAGTGGAAAATCTCTTATTGTCTATCTTCTTGTTAGGTTTAACATTCTTCGGTTAAAAGAAGACAAGAAAAAAATATTAATTATTGTACCAACTACATCTTTGGTTGAACAACTGTTTAAAGACTTCAAAGATTATGGTTGGTCGCCTGAAAAATATGTACATAGGATTTATCAAGGTCATTCTAAAGAAACAAATAAACCTGTAATCATATCTACATGGCAATCTATCTATACACAACCTAAAAAATACTTTAAAGATATCCGTATGATAGTAGGTGATGAAGCACATTTATTCAAGGCTGTTTCACTAACTAAGATATTGACAAAACTAGAAAAATGCCCATATAGAATAGGACTAACTGGTACTTTAGATGGTACACAAACACACAAGTTGGTGTTAGAAGGACTTTTTGGTACAGTCAACAAGGTGGTTTCTACAGTAGAACTACAAGAGAAGAAACAATTAGCTGACTTAAAGATTTTCTGTCTAATATTAAAACATGGTGCGATTGAGTGTAAACATGCTAGTGGTATGAACTACCAAGAAGAAATGGATTACATAGTACAATCTGATAAAAGAAATAAATTTATACGAAACTTGGCCGCTGGTCTAAATGGTAATACATTATGTTTGTTTCAGTATGTAGAAAAACATGGTAAACAATTATATGAAGATATAAAATTAAAAGCACCTGATAAACAGGTTTTTTATGTTCACGGAGGAGTAGATACAGATGAAAGAGAAAAGATTAGAGAACTTACAGAAAAGAGTGACAATGCAATTATCGTGGCAAGTTATGGAACTTTTAGTACCGGTATCAACATTCGTAATTTACACAACATTATCTTTTCTAGTCCTTCTAAGTCTAGGATAAGAAACTTACAATCTATTGGTCGTGGTTTAAGATTAAAAGATAATAATGGTTCTGCTACTTTATATGATATTGCAGATGACTTAACATACAATGAGAAAGAGAACTACACACTCAACCACTTTAGAGAAAGGATAAATATCTATAGTGAAGAAGACTTTGAATATGAAATACATAACATAGAATTGAACAATGAATCAAACAGTTAAAATAATAAAACTTATTAACGGTGACGACATTGTTACCGTACTACCTACTGGTGAGAAACAGTTGCCAGATAATGGTCCTCTAATTAGACTTGATAAACCTTTACAAATAAAATATATTCCTCAAATGACACCAACAGGCTTCAGAGATTATATTGCTTTGATTCGTTGGACTAACTATACTATGGATAAAGTTGTTACTATTCCTAAAGATAAAATTATGACAATCACCAACGCTTCCTTAGAGATGAGTGGTAGTTATACTGATATTATTAAAAACTATGATAGTTTAGATAGACCTAAAAGAGATGAGAATTATCACAGAAAAGAGTTTACTCCTGAAGAGAATAAAAAAATGAATGAAATCTTTAGAGAGTTTGATGATTTTGATGATGAAGATGAACCAACAATGCACTAAAGACATTAGGTATTTAAAGCTAGTGTTTCTGAAAACGGACACCGTTATTATACACAAAATAAAAAAGATGTCAACCGTGGATTAAAAATAAATAAAAACAACCTAAGCTTGACAATTACATCAACTTAGAGTATTATATAAACAACATTGAGGATATTATGGCAAAATCAAAAGCAAAACCAGAACATTATGTTAACAACAAAGAATTCTTGGCCGCTATGGTCGAGTTTAGAAAAACTGTTAACGAAGCAGAAAAATCAGGTAAAGCTATACCTAGAGTTCCCAATTATGTCGGTG